ATGTGGCATCAATGGAGGATTGTGCCATGTTGCACCAGTTTTTAATGGCTTTTCATATAACGTTGCAGTCTTTGTGTCAATATATCTTAATTTAAATTCACCATCATTTACAAACCAAGTTTCATCTTTGTTTTTATGAAAATGCATTGAAAATTTTGCATCTTTTTTAGTGAATACTAAAAATTTACCACAGTAGTGTTCGTTGGATGCCCATACAACTTCATATCCCCATCCTTTTTCAATCTTACCTTCTTTATTAAAATTTTTCGACATATTGTTCAATTGTACTCCAATCTACGTTAACAAATTTATTTACTTTAGAATTGTCTGCCCGTGTGTAACTTTGGTAATGCTTTTTAATATTTTCTGGCATTGGAATTTCTTCTATTTTGGCATTAAATTTATTTGCCACTACTTCTGCAACGTGTTTAAAACTTATATTAGTGCCAGTGCCAACATTGAACACACCAGAAGTATCTGCTGAAAGCATTTGTCTATGAACTTCACAAACATCATGCACACTGACAAAATCACGTGTGTAGTTTTCACTGCCCTCAAAAATCTTAATCACTCCTGTTTGTTTTGCCTGTTCAATAAATTTACTGACTGGACTCATTTGTTTTCCTTTATGTTCTTCCATTGGTCCGTACACATTAAAATATCTGAATCCTTGTACCAAAATATTAAACTCACCTGCTTCTTTTACGAATCTATCAAATAGGTACTTGCTCCATGCATAAGGCGACTGTGGTGACACATTGTCTTCTTCATTAAATTTTTCTGTATTACCATAGACACTTGCCGAACTGGCGTATTGAAAATTTGCACCCATTTGTTCACACATTTGTAACAAACGCATACTATATTCGTAATTCTGTGTTAAAATTTTATCTACATTAGTTTCTGTTGTAGAACTAATTGCACCTAAGTGTATTACCCAATCATATTTAGATGGATCTGGATAAACGTTTGGAGTGTATTCAAATCCTTCTACTAGATGATCTTTTTCAAGATGCTGTATTAAATTTTGTCCAATAAAACCAGCGCCACCTGTAACTAATATTCTCATTTAAAAACCAAAATATTGGAAATCACCTTTCCATTTAAATTTTTTGTAATAATCGTTGTCCATTTCAACCATGTTAACATCTAATTCATCATTTGTCAAATAGTGTTGAATAAATTCATTTTTAGATACGTCAACACCTAATCTTGGTGCTAAATGTTCTTTTACCCAATTAGCATGAGTGCTTATAGATGGATGCTTATCTTTTTCAATTTTTTTCCTTTTTGTAAACAAACTAATAGGATCTTGATCTTTATATGTAACATTAATCACTGGACTTTTTCTATCATCAGCATATGATTGAATTGCTGTCACCCAACCTGTGTAAATATTTGTGTTGTGTACAAACTCTTTATTTTGTAATAAAGTAGGCACATCTACACTACTTGTGACAGTCCATTTACAAGGTAAACTTCTTAAAAAATTTATTGTCATGCTAATATAATTGTGGCTCATGTACATATAACTTTCTTCATTCCAAGTTTGTTGGATCCAAGGTTCTTCTACACTTTTCATCCAAATATTACCACCTGCTCTCCAATTGCCAAAAGGCAATATGCCCACTGAGTGTAAATCTAATCTGTTAAAATCTGTAAACTGAACAACAACGTAATCATCTTCAGTAACTTTATTTTTCGTTAGTGCTTCATTGACACGTTGCATAATTGCGTTGTTACCAAGACCACTTATTGCCCAATTCTGATGTTCATCGAATTGATATCCAAGCAAATCACTCCATGTGGGCCAATAGTAATTTGTGTAACTACAACCAAATGTAAAAAGTTTCATCTTAGTCTATCTTATCACACCATTTTACAATTTCATTCCATTGTTCTATTGTCAATATGTCTTTGTACATTGAATCTTCATGGAATCTTGGAATAAAATTAATATTAAGTGCTACCCTTGAATTAGCATTTGTACAAGTGGACCCTGAATGTTCCATGTTACTTGGGAACAATACAATTCGATTTGCTATACTTTCTACTTTATCTCCATCAGCAAAAGCAGTGTAACCATCATTTGTATTCATGTAATATATTCCTGTAATACTTAAAGGTACCATACAATCACAGTGAAATCCATGCACGTAAATTTTTTCAGTTCTTGGAACCAAATTAGCCTTTATCCTTACAAAAGTATTAGGATGAATTCTATTAAAGATAGGAAATAGCATCTGCCAATTATCCTGTTCAGTGACTATGTTTCCATCTTCTCTAAGCACGTGATGAGTAAATTGATATTGATGGTTTTTACTTTCTTCTACAACCTGTGATTCGTCTACAACATAATTTTTAAAATACCAAGGAAAGTGTTCACCATAGTAACGATCAATTATTACTTTTGATTCATTTTCAGGCAACAAATTATCAATAATTATTTTATTATTTTGAATTTTTTTCTGCATTGTTTTTCACCTTCTCCATTATTTGTGTTGTAGAAAATCCTTCAACAGTTGGAAAAATTTTTACTTCAGCAAGTTCATTACCCACTGTGGTTTCTACTGTATAATCTCCGCCTTTTACAATAATGTCCGGAGAATATTCTTGAATTTTTTCTAATGGTGTATCATCTTCAAACACAACCACTTTGTCTACCCAAGGTAGTTGTAGTAACTGTTGTTCTCTTACATATGAATTATTAAAAGGTCTTCCTTCACCTTTTAATCTTTTTACACTACTGTCGGAATTAATTCCTACAATTAAAATATCTCCCTGCTGTTTGGCAAATTTTAACAGTTCTAAATGTCCATTGTGTAAAATATCAAACACTCCATTTGTCCAGACTACTGTATCTTCAATATCAGTTTTATCAATAATTGAAACACCTCTTTTTTGAATTATTTTTTGAGCACCTTTAACCGCTAATTCACAGCACGATACCATATCGTGTGTTTGCAGATAATGTGCAATCACTGCCAACACAGAATCTCCTGCACCACTTACATCTGCTATTTCTACTTCTTCACCTTGAATATGTTTGTGAGAATCTTTGCTCACAACATGAATACCGTTAGCACCATCAGTCACTATAAGCCAAGTCCAATGATTTTCTTTACAATGCTGTTGTGCGGATTTAGGTTCGAATTCCCCAAACCAGGATTCATATTCTTTCATATTTGGCTTTACTAAAAATGCACCAACGTATGCAGTAAAATCTTGCTTAGGATCTACATAAACATTTTTGCATTTTTGCAATATTTTTTGCACAGTATCTTTTTTAATCACACCTTTGTTGTAGTCACTTACAATCACTGTGTCACTTTCTGTCAAGTCTTCTAATAATTTTTCTGCAGGAATATTTTCTTTGTATCGTTCTTCTTTATCCACTCTAATAAGGTGCTGTCCGTTTTGACCTATAATTCTTGTTTTGGTAGTAGTGCATTTACTGTCCAAAGAGAGATAGGATTTTACACTATTTTGTATTAGTATTTCACGTATTTTTAACCCTGGGGTGTCGCTACCCACGGATCCATAAAGAGACGTGTGTGTGCCCAAATTTGACAGGTTTAAAGACAGATTTCCAGCGCCTCCTACGTTATATTCTTTGCTAGATTCTTTAACAACAAGCACAGGTGCTTCTGGACTTACTTTTTGGCAGTCACCATTTACCCATGCATCTAACATAATGTCACCAATAATTTTAATCATCTAAAAACTTTAGTATTTTAAATACTGTATCTAATTTTGTTTGGTTTACTTTTGATTGCAAAGTTTTTCTTAAACCTTGGTGTAAAGGTTTGGGCCAATGGTTAAATGTACACCATGCAAATCCATCGTGTTCTTTATTCAGTTTTGGTAAAAATTCAGGACCTACAACACACAGGTAAGTGTGATACAAAAATGCTTCATCATTACTAATAAAGGTTTCCATTGGGATTGTTTTTAAAATTTTTACGTCACCAATTTCTTCTTTTATTTCTCTTTTAAGACCTGCCCACGCTAATTCATTAGTGGTGGTTCCTCCAACAAGTCCCCACACTCTGTTTTGTTTACTTTGCGTTCTGTGTAGCAGTAAAAATCTATTAGTTTCTTTAGAATAGAATAATGCACCGCACCCAATAATCTTCTCGGTCATACAGTTAATTATTTAGAGTTGAATTTGCCAGGTTCCTTTACGATATTCACCTTCAAATGATAACAGCCATTGTTCGCCTGTCCACTTGTATTGTATTCCGGTATTTAAATTGGTAATGAATTTGGTTTCAAAACCTTCACTGTCTTTAAGATTAGCACTTGCGTCAAACAATACTGTCCATGTAGATCCGTTCCATTCAACAATATCGTTTTCATTCATATCTGTCAAAGAGTTGTTTGTGTTTTTCCATGCGTCAGCATCATTGTTTACATCTGCAAGAAGTAATAATCTTGTGCCTGTTTGTTTGATGTCTGACGGATTAAATTTAGTTGGATCTATTATATAATCAACTGTGCCTCTTGAATTAACTCCTGTAAATATTGTATCTGTTGGAATTGTGTCTTCATCCCAATTTATAATAAGTTGATTTTCATTAAGTTCATTGACAGCAAAAGTACCGCTTACTCTTTGATTAATATCTTGTCTATTCAATAATATTCTACTCAATCCTGCATTGTATTTTCCTGGCAGTGTTTTAATAATTTTATTCCAATTCACTGCGCCTGCAATGCCTTTGTCAATTACTTGACCTACATTATTCATCACTAATAAATCATATCCAATAGCAGTTGTGGCAATTACAGCATCTGCATCTTCTTTCGTTGTAGCACTAGAATCTATAGTGCCATCTGCACTCTTTGTAATTGTTGATTTAACACTTTTAGAATAATCATCTGAGTATGCTTGGAGTTCAGGCATAGTTTGTCCTAGGTCAATATTACCTGTTCTTTCATTGTATATACTTGCAATAATTTGTGTAACAACTCCTAATTTTTTAACTTTTGTTGGAGGCGATATGTATATAGGTGTTGTAAAATTTAAAGTGGCAACATCTATTTCAGACTCTGTACCTGTTGGAATACTTCTGCTACTAAAATTAATACTTGCAATTTCAACAACACTTAGACTTGTCCAATCAACATAGTTGTCTGTTGTTTGAATTTCTAAACTAGGATTAAACAACATTAAAATTTGTTCCATAATTTGTAATTTTTGTTCAGTGTTTGTAGTCCATAAATCAACTGCAACACTCAATGTATATGGAGTTGGCATTAATCTTTCAACTGTATAATTATTTCCTTGTGTATTTAGGTATTCATTGTTATCACTATCATATGCACGTTCTCTAAGATGAACTTTTGAAATGTAAGATGCATCTGCAAGACGTGTTCTATCTAATTCTAAATTAGTAATATACACTCCCATACGAGGAGCACTCATAATTTTATTCTCACTATTATCTCGCATAATATGAGCAACTTGTCTAGTAATGTCACCATACATCACTGGT